GCTCTTCCGATCTGGGAACAGTTACAGCAGATAACTCGCCATAGAACTTATCATATGAACCACCAACATAACCGATGAATTCTACATCACCGAACTCATCAGCAGCTTCTGTGTGAGTTACTGTTGGGCCACCAGAAACGTACCAACCGATACCTGATTCTGTTGCTCCTTCATAACCAACTACTGCTTCAAGAGCACCAGATGTGTAAGCACCATCAGGATATGAACCAGTTGCTTCCAAATTGACGTATGGGCCTGCAAATGCAGCACCTGCGAATAGGAATGGAGATGCAGCAGCTGCTGCGATTGTAGACTTAATAGACATTTTTGTTTTATAGTATCTCGCAAGAGAAAACCCCTGCGGATGGAAAATCTTTCGACATAAAGATTCTTACATTCCGTAGGGGCACGATCTTTCGATCCCTTTGTTATGTAATGATATTTAGTTTAACACAAGGTTAAGAATGTGTCAAGTGTTACGAAATTAAACTATTTGTTTTCGGGAGGGAGTCTTCCAAGATATGGATCATAGTCAAATAATTCATTCCAATCACCAATTTTGTTTGAATCATTCTCCCAAAAATTTGTAAGTCCATTATGACTACTACGATGAAATACCTCTACATGTTCACCATGTATTGATGATCCCATTTGAATTTTATACAAAAGTAATGGCATTGCATAAGTATTTCCTGAATTGTATATTAAATCATCTGCTACAGCTCTTGGTTTTGATCCTTGATCGAGTTTATACTTATCATCACGACAATGCAATCTTACAAGTTTCTCTGCATGATGACGAGTAATTACATATGATGCAGTAGAGAAATCATTGACGAATCTTTTATGCATTCTAATAAACAATGCACCAGGATTTATAATTGCAGTTTGAAATACATCAAAGTCATAAGGAATCTTTGACATCACATCTCTCCAAGTAAATGGCCAATGCCCCACAGGATCAAAATCACAATCATCTTCAATGATAAAGGCATATGGTTCATCTGTTTTGAGAAACTCTTTCATAGCCTTCAGATGAGATGTTACACATCCAACCTCACCAGAATTCATATTATCTGGATACTTTCCTTTTATAATATCACTTAAATCATCTTCACGACCATCATATGCAGAGATACGTGTATAGTTTTCAATCTCCCAATATTTAAATTGAGTTTCCATATAAAACCATCTTTCTGGTTCACCATCTAAGTTGATACAATAAACTGGTGGTATACCTTTTAATTTAAAAGCTGCTTTGTTTTTGTCCATATTAATCAAGAATGTCGATTGTTGGAACCCAACCAAGTTCCATTAATTGTGAAATATCAGCACAGGTAGTTTCTCTTTCACCTGGTGTGTCTTCTTTGATAGGTAAGTGTCCCATTCCCATTTTAGTTGCAAGGTCGATAACTGATACAGGATTTCCTGTGCCAACATCCAATACTCCAGTATAACTGCTTGGAATCAAAGTTGCAATAGCAGTTACAATATCATTAACATGAATCCAATCTCTTTTATGTCTTGTCAGATAAGTTACAGTTTTTTCTTCTAACATACGATATATCATGTCACTACGACTAACTTTCTCTGCCCATACATTAAAGAATCTCATACCCACACTATTAGGTGGTGCTTGTATTTCATTTACTTTCTTAGATATTGCATATGCATTTATCCACCATTCATAAACAGCTGCAGAACTTGCATATAAACATCTAACATTATTCTTTCTACAGTAATCAAATATTGGTTGTGATTTTACAACATTATTTTCCCAGAATATATCAGGATCTTTAACTGCTTCACGTATGGCAGCATTTGCTGCAAGATGAATGACTACATCGTAAATTTTATTTGTTTTAAAATCTCCCAAATCATGGGGTCGATCATATCCATCAACTTCATGTCCATGTGATAATAGATGTTCATAAACATGACTTCCTATAAATCCATGATGTCCAGTGACTAATGCTTTCATTTGTTGTACTTCCTCAAATAATCTTGTTGTGAATAATATTTTAAAAGACTTTCTTTATTCATCTTCTCAATTTTTTCCCACTCTGACATATTAGATTTCATATGTGGATTTGAGAACCATGAGTTTTCTCCTCTTGCATGCTCCAAGTGATAAACATAATTATTAATTCTTCCTATATTATAACCTAAAGTTTTGAATCTGTAAAACCTTTCCTTATCTTCTGGTGCATATGCTCTAAAGTTTTCATTTTCCATTCCACCATCAATGTAAACTCGCTTCTTAAAAAATTGTGCCCAACCAAAGTCTGATGTATGAGTTTTAGAAACAGAATCTAAATGTGAGTAATCAGTTTTATCTAGAAAATTAGAAACAACTTCATCTGTGGCTAACACCTGTTTCTGATACATTCCTTGACCATAAGGATATACAACATCACACGCACCATCAAGTATACTATCATATGCACTTTTGTATGATTCCTTTGGAAGGATTACATCACAATCATAATTGACAACTATATCTGTATCTGCTTCCATTATCATTTCATTCAAAACTCTCTGTCTATGAAACAAAGGTTTATCACTTCTTTCAAAAATAAAATTAAAATTTTTCCATATATCACCCTCTACAATTTCTTCTAATATCGGCATTGCTTGTTCTTGAAATACTGATTTAGAATCAACTTCTTTGACTATTATATTAGTATCAAAATTTTCTACTAAAAATGCTGTAATCGTTATAACATTTCTAAGACGATCAGGGGATTCAATCCTTATTGGAATAATAAAAGTAGCTTGAGATAAATCAGTTTTCATCAGGATATTTTCTATGAGGAAAGAAGTTAGGATACTTTTCTCTAACGTATTGTAATTCTTTACTGTTCATTAACCATCCACCCTCTGGATGTTCCACAACACAATCATATTTGGAAGTGGCATTACTACTTATTCTATCATCATGTTCTCGATTTGCAACCAATACTTCTGGTATTATATGTGGATGCCCATGATTCATTCTTATTCGATGATAAAAATCCACGTCCAATAGTAGTTTTAAATTTTCATCAAACTCAACTTTACACTCATTTAGAAAAGAAACCACTGATGGACTACTTAATAAATTACGTCCATCAAGAGTGTGTTCTGTCCATCGAGGAATACGATGATCATGTGTATTTTTACCATCCTTAGTTCCACAAAAACCACTAAAAGCCCATTTACAATTTGTAGATATGTAAGCATCATTAATTATTTGTAAAGCATTTTCATCTACAACTACATCATCAGAGAATATTATTTTTACAATCTCACCTGTACACTCTCTAAGTCCTATGTTAATATTTTCACAAGGAACCTCTCCTTTATATCGAATGTAAGTGAATTCAAAATCCTCAGAATACTCCTTACACGTATCTAAAATTTTATCATTTTTACTTTGATCTGGAACAACTATATCAAAGTCTTGGAAGGTTTGTATCTTTAATGAATCGAGTAGTTCTCTCATCCATTTAGGGCCATTTTCTCCCCGATCATGTGTTGGAATAACTATACTAAATCTTGGCATTAGGTTCTCTCCCAGTGTTGTGGAACAAGATCATTGTCGTCTAGATTAGCTTGAGATCCAAACCAAACTTTTGGAGCAATTACTTTTTCACTTTCTGCTAACCATGCACCCCACCAAGAGAATGATGAGTTTGCGATAACATGATATTTACATAAAGATAGTATACACATATCAACTATGTTATTACCAGAATCTGAAATTAAGAATCTATCTGGTTTGAATAACTCTTGATCACCACACCATTCTGGATCATCGGATACAATTATTACTGGAATGTTTGGAAGTTTTTTTAATGCTCTTTCATAATAATCTAATGTACATAATGGATGATAACTTTGCTTTTGAACATAATCAGTTCTGCGTATATGAAGTCCAATATATTCATCGTCTCCGAAACATTCTTTACATGGTTCTAACCAATCCTTTTTAAAAGTAAAATCTTTTCTTATTTCATCTTCGATATGTTTAAAATATTTTTCAGTTTGAAAAAATCCATAAAGATTAACGTTATCCTTACAGTTTTCAAATAATTCTTTATCAAATGTATATGTGCTTTCTTGCAAATAATTTCCAGAAAAATTACCAGTTTCCTTTACATTTGACATTTCAAATGCTATGAAAAGTTTATGCTGATTTTCTTCATCATAAAAATCCTCTTCTGTTTTTGGCCCAGATGGAACACAAAAATCATAATCATTATTTTTTGCAATACCTTTGAGGGCAGCGTATTGGAACATTTGATTTCCAAATCTTCCGTTTTTTCCTAATCTATCAAATCCAATCATACTACAGGCCAGTCAATAACAGTTCTAATTTCTTGATTGTATTTCCATATTTCTTTAAACATATCAGCGTTCAAATTATGTGACTCCATTTGAACAATTAATGAATTTAAATCTTTAGGAAAACAAGTTCCACCAAAACCTCTATCATTATCTATACCTGGTACTTGAGTGTGAGAATTACCTATACGACTATCAGCAACTAATCCTTCACGAATCACATCATAATCCATTCCAGCTGCTTTACATAAATCATATATCTTATTAAAATATGCAACCTTATATGCTAAGAAGACATTAGAAAAATATTTAATTGCTTCACTCTCTTTTGACGTTGTAATAATACTTGGAATATGTGGGAAATACTTTTCGAACATATGAACAAAATCAATACAAAGATCCATATCACCACCAACAATATTTCTTTCGTTACTAGCAAAATCTTGAATAGCATTTCTTGCTGTTAAAAATTCTGGGTTGTGAATTATATTATGTTTTTCGTAATATTTTTCTGTAGTTCCAATTGGCACCGTGGATTTTAAAACAAATGTTCCTACTATATGCTCTGGTAGTTCTTCAAAAAATTTATCTAGTATTGATAAATCACATTCACCACTACTTTTCATCGGAGTTGGTAAACAAACAAATATAAAATCTTGATCTATAACTTCACCAAGTGTATTCAAAGATCTAGTTTTATCTACATCATATACTTTACATGGAACTTTATCTTTAAAATTTTGATGAACTGCATTACCGACAAAGCCATTACCAACTATTCCAATCATGATTCTAATGTAACTCCTGGTGGTAAACGATAATGAAATCCAAAGGGAGTTATACCCTCACACTCTGGAATTCTATTCTCTTGTGAAAATCTTACTGCAACATTAATTGGAGCAAATTTACAACCTTCTTTCTCATATATATGACGATTATGGACACATATATTACCATCCTCATGATAGTTTACCACACCTGGTGGCATCCTATAAAAATCACTATTATTAGTTTCCCAAGGTACATCTACTTTAGTAGGAACTTCTAAAAGTTTTTTACTTCTTAGTGAGAATCCACCATTTCCTACTTGATGATGATTACCAAATGGATCAATATAAGAGTCCTTTACGATTGGCCAAGGTGCACCAATATAATCATAATCTAACCATGAGTTTTCCCACTTTTCTGGAAACAAAACAAAACCATCTGGTTGCACTAACAAACAGTGAGATGTATCAATATGGTCATGAAGTTTATGAATGACAAAGTAATTATAATGATTATAATTTTTAACTTCCATCACTGGTTCTTCGAGAGTTATACCATCAGGTTCTAATTGATTACAATATTTTTCAATATTTTCTTTTGTTGTTACTAATTTAATCGCACCAAAATTTATACCACTCATGCTAGTATGAACAGCTTTGATAGTTCCTTCTATATCAGAAGTGGTATCAATTGAAAATAATGTGACTTCTGGCAGGTTAATCATTTAATCCATTTTGTAAGTTTATCTTTATTTTCCACAATATATGTGGGGAATGAATCATCAATATCTACTGTGTGATATTGATACCAATCTCTCAGTAAAGGGTCTTTATTATTTTCCATTCTGGATTTTAAATTATTCATAACTGCTGAAGTATTATGTTCTGTATGACTGAATGATTTAATTTTTGTTCTAACCATTTCCTCTCCACCACAAAAGGTAAAATGCCATCCACCGTTTGTAATAATACTTCCAGTTAATTTTTCTTCCCTTTCAGTATTCTCTCTAATATTATCAATCGTATTATTTCTCATGTATTTGTATGTGGCAGCTCTTGTACCAAACCACATATCAGTTTCATAGTTATTGATATAGTAAACATATCTTTTTTGTTGAAAAGAAAAATGTGTGTCATCGGTTAACCATTCATCTTTTGCTTCTATAACTTCTGGATTTGGAATCTCATCTAAATCACTTGTTAAAATTAAGTCATCATCATTAAAAATTGATAATGACATTGGAGAATTTCGAGAATAAATTTCTCGTGACCAAGTATCTGGAAGTTCTGGTATATTAATAAAATTATGAATTATCTTATCTTCCCATTTAGAAAATTTGTCTTTATTTTGAAGATAAACACTTTCTTTAGGTATTCCAGAAAATGTTTTATCTCCTTCAGTTATGATAAACTTGTCAACATATGGACTAAGAATATTCAATCGAAGATCAAGTAATTCTATCTCATTATTAAAAATAAAACAATCATAAATCATGACTTACCTCTTTCGTAAATTTGTCTATGTTCAATACAAGTATCACTTCTGTAAAGATCACCATCTCTATCTAACCACAACCATCTTTCATCATTAACAATACTATCTTGCTGTCTCCACCATCCGTCAGATCGTGACCAATCAAACCAGTATTTTGGTGCGATTACATTGAGAAGTTCTTTATTTGTCCACACAGGCCAAAAAGCAAAAGTAGATGCAGATATTATAGCATACTTTGCTGTATTTAATATACTATAATCAATAGAAACTGGCCCACCAGGATATACATACCAAGATATATTTTTTTGATATGGATCTTTTTCTTCAGAAACTGCAGATCCTACGATAGGAACATTAGGTATAAATCTTCTTGCAGTATTAGCATCATCAGTTACAATTACAAATTTAACATCAGGATTATTATCTCTCATGTGCCTCATAGCATTATGATAATATTCTGGAGGTAACATGGCATGTCCTGTAGTATAGTCGCCTCCACGTAATTGTATGACACAAATATTTTCTGAAGAATAATCAGTAACTTTTAATTTATCATCATAGGTTAACCAATCACAAATTTTATCACGATGCTCTTCAATATAACTCATTCTTTGAAAGACACCATTTATATAAGTATTATCTTTTAAATTTAAAAATTCTGGATCAGGAGAACCAACTTCACCTGCAACTTCTGGAAATGGAATAAACTTTTCTTTATGATAGTGTTGAAACTGATCAGTAACTTTAAAGTCAGAATCCTCTTCTACATTTAAATCTACATCTTTTCCCCAATCAATATTCAAAAATGGCCCTCTCCAACCAGGATTACTCACACCCCATTCATATCCAAGATTTTCTGCAAATACTCTGCAGCAAACATATCTCCAGATTTGATTTCCTAAACCAGCATGTTCATGAATACTTGCTGCTAACATTTTATCTCCTATGATATTTGTTACTGTATTTTTTTCTTAGAATAGTTAGACCATTATTCCAAGGTAGTGTTGACCATTCCCAAAACTGTGGATCGAGTTCGGCAACAGCACGATATGGGCCTCCTGATGCCCACTGTCCTTCATGATGTGAAAGATCTGTATGATAAAACGGTTCAGTATTTCCATACATCAAATCATGTAATAATATTATACTACTTGGCCCTACCAATTTGTCAAGTAATTCTAACTGTTTCTTGACATGTTCATAAGAGTGCCAATCATCTACAAAAGCAACATCAATTTTCTTTTCCTTAGGCCACTCTTCTAAAAATTTAATACTATCAGATTTAACAAAAGTGTAATGACCGTTTTTTGGTTTATATTCTGATGGGTCATTTAAATCAACAGACCATAAATGACCTTCATTTAATTTTGCTGCCTCATATAATGGTTCTGATGTATGTCCTTCTCTTACACCTAACTCAACGTATGTTTTTCCATGAGAGGCAAGTGCCATCGCAAAAATTGATATGAGATGACGATCAGAATCCATGTCACCATGTAATGCACTTTCAATAAATTTCTTCATTTTTTCCAGTAGTCGTACATGTCTTTTGTAATTTCATAATCCATATCTTTTATCTTTCTATTTGGTTGCTTCATCGACCAAACAAACATTTCGTCTATTAGTTCATTAAGATTAGTATTATCTTTAAATCCTAGAACATTTTTTGCTTTTGTGTGATCACAATACGCATGCTTCACTTCATGTCTTGGTTCTCCATGTTCTATATCAACATCATATCCATATTTTTTACCAATACTTTGAACTGTTTTTGCAACTTCATTTAGCGTAAAATATTTGTCTGCACCAATATTAAATGTCTCTCCGTCAAAACCATTCAATAACTTATCAAATGGATCCATGTAGTATTTGATATCAGAGAATGCACGAGTCTGCTCACCATCACCATATATTAATAGTGGTTCTCCATTCAAAGTTCTGCGAATAAAGATACCAATTACATTTCGATATCTGTCCCAAATATTTTGATAAATTCCAAGAACGTTATGTGGTCTTATAATATTATAACGTAATCCAAATTGTTGATTTGCTAACTTAAGATCACACTCAACTGCATATTTTGCTATACCATATGGATCTTCTGGCCTTGGTTGTTTATCTTCTGTAAATGGTGGTTCTTGTTCACCATATACTGCCATACTAGATGTAAAAATAACTTTTGTATTATGTTCTATTGAAGGGTTTATTAAATTGGTAGAACATATAAGATTATTCCTATAATTAAAGTTACGAATAAATGGTGATAGTCCTTCTGCAGCATACGCAGCAAAATGCAATAATACATCTGGTTTATGTTCCTCAAATAACTCAGCAACTTTCTTTCTTCTCTCTAAGTTAAGTTTAACAAAAGTGAATTTTTCTCCTTTCGGAACAAATGCTTTATATCCACCAGATAAGTTATCAATCCCAATAACTTCATGACCATTTGCAATCAAATGACGAGCATAATTTGAACCTAATAATCCAGCACAACCAGTTACAAAAATTTTCATAAAACAATCCAATCAGAACAATATAAATCTTTAGTGTCTTTATCTGCATAAGCAGATCCAAACCACATCTTTGGTGCAATAACTTTTTTGTTTGGGTTTGATTGCAACCAAGCACCCCACCAGCTCATGGAACTATTTGCTATTATAGCATGAGAACACAAACTCATCAAGCACAAATCTATATATGGGGTGAAAGAACCATCATTATATTTCTCTGTTGGTTCTGACATCATAAATCTATCACCCTTAAAAAAGTCTTGTTCTTTTACCCAACTCATCGAATCTGAAAACACAATTACAGGTTGATTATCATCAAAATTTTTTAAGGCTTTTTCATAATACTCTATGGGTTGTGGTGGATGTTGTGATGAACACTGTGTGTATGACCATTTAAATCCACGAGGATCTGTGAGATTAGGATCACCTCTCCTTACATGAAGCATGATGGGTTCTTTACCCTCAAATTGATTCATAAAATCTAAACAAGGATCTAAAATATCTTTCTTAAAAGTAAATTCTTTTCTAATTAAATCTTGAGCATTAGAAAAATATTTCCAAGATTGAAAAAAACCATAAAGACTTGTATTATCTGGACAACCATTAAACAGTTCTTTATTAAAATGAAAGGTTTGTTCTATGGCATATCTCTCGTTATTAATAAACCCAGTTGAAATATGTTCCAAATTAAAACATTCATGTAAACTATAATTTTCAATACCTTCATGATTTGAAGGTGGAATACAAACATCATACCCATGTTTAGTTGCAATACCACGAAGAGCAGCATATTCAAACATTTGATTACCAAGTCTACCTAGATTTCCTAAGTGATCAAATCCAATCATCCTTCATATCCTCGAATACTTTTTTCAAACCCTCTTTAACAGAAGTCTTAGGTTTCCAAAATTGTTTTATGTATGGATCTGGTATATTTCTTGCATCCTTTTGTACTTCATCTTTAGATTCTGCTGGTTTGATTACAACTTCTTTTCCGATGTTGGAAAATAATTTTTGTATATTTTGTGCAATTTCCAGTATAGTTGTGTAGCTACCAGTAGTGATATGCAATTCATCATCAGAAGTGAGTCGATCATAGTTCCCCATGACGGTTTCCAACGCTTCGCAACAGTCTTCTGCATAAAGAAACTCCCTTGCTTCAGTTCCATCTGTCATCATATCTATAACACCAGTTTTGAATCCCTTTACAATAAAATCTGTAATAACATGTGCTTTTTCCATATCCTTTTCGATACCATACACGTTCCAAAATTTAACTATTAAACCACCAAGAGATTTAGTATGTAACTCACCAACTCTTTTCATCACACCGTATGGAGAGTATGACATGTTACTCATTTGAGATGATGCAAATACAAATGGTTTTTTATATTCATTCAAATATCCAAATACATTTGCCATCATTCGAGTATTGTTATCTAAAAATTTAAAAGTATGTTGATACTTCTTTAGATAGTGTGAACCACCTACATCAAATGCAAGAAAGAAAACAAAATCAGAATCCATAATTACATTTCGTAAAAATGGATTTGGAATATGTGTCATGTCTTCATGTTGGCCATTTGCGATATCAAACTCTCTCACAAGATGTCCTTTCTTTGTAAAATACTCTGTCAAATATGCACCTATTTGGCCACTTGATCCAAGAATAGCAATTTTTTTCATAGTTATAGAATTATATTTTGTTTTTATTTTTCCAAAAGTATTCCTCATAAGGATACTGTTGTTGCCGAGATACTCCATAAACTGGGAGTCCCATCCTTATAGTGTCATTTATTTCATCATTAAAAAGAGAGTAGTCTTTTACAGAGTTATCAGGGCCACCTCCAAGTGCGTATGCTCTTTGGCCAGGAAGTCTACCATCTTTACGACTTTCATCTTTTATTAAATCTATTTGCCAAGGAAGTTCTTCTGTAAAGTATGATGGTATTTTAACTATTTTTGTTGGGTATCCATATTTGGCTTGGTATTGCATATGAAAAGTGCCATCCTCATGACCCATACTTAAATACCTTTCATCAAACCAATTGACCTCATGCATTCTTTGTTTGTTTAAAACTATAGCACCCATTCCACCATTTAAAATAAAACATTCACCTTCATGTTGAGGAAATATATTTTCAAAATCATCCATAAATGTATCATCAACATCTACGTCATCATGAAGAACTAAAACATTATCTTGTCTTGACATTTGACAAGCAGTATTCCATTTTTTAGATATGGATCTAAATTCTGGAAACATAATTGGGAATGTATTTTTAAATGGTGTTAAAAATTCTAAAATTTCTTTTCTATATTTTTCGTCAAAAGGCTCATTCAATACACCGTTAATAATTACGGTACATTCAATATCCTCCCTCTGAGATTTTATTTTTGTAAAAATATTTTTAAATGGCTCCAACCTTTTATTAAAGGTTGTGAAAGATACACTGTAATTCATTAAAGAACTCCGTTCAAAATATCAATTGTCATATCGTTTAAACCAGTTTGTCTTTGAGTAGAAGAATAGGATTCTCCTCCAGAAAGATGATCTGAAACTTGATTGACAGTCAGAGCAGATTTACCAAATCTCATAGCGATAGTATATAACATTGTGGTTTCCATGTCAACAGCAAGCACTCCTACTTTTTGAAGTGGTTTCCACCAATTTTGATTTGGTTGATAAAAATAATCATTAGAACAAATTGCTCCAACGTGAGCATTAGGGCAACGTTCTAAGAATCCTTTTAATAATTTATAATCGCAACAAGGAGAGAATTTGAATCCCGACACTAATTGTTCAGTTACAGAACTATCAGTAAATGATGTCATTGCAACAATAATATCTCCAACTTTTACTTTATCAGATATTCCCCCACATGTTCCCACACGTATTATATTTTTTACATCATAAAAATTATAAAGTTCATGCACGTAAATTCCTAAGCTAGCATGACCCATCCCACTTGCTTGAACAGATATTTTTTTGCCTTTATATGTTCCTGTATATCCAAGACAATTTCTTACAGAATTAACCATAACAAAATCATCAAAAAGATTTTCTGCAATATATTTTGCTCTTAGTGGATCACCAGGCAATAATACAGTTTCTGCATAATCTCCTTTCTTTGCTTCAATATGAGGTGTCATTAATTTTCAGAGGAATGATAAGAAGATTCTACGCATTTTTTACAAGACTCATTTCTCCAATACTCTCCTTTCTTATGAATATCTCTGAAAAATTTCATTTCTTCACTATTCCAAGCTTCTTCAATTGATCTAATCATAAGTTTAGAAATTCTTTTTCTTGCATCATCATTATCAAAAAATATACCATCATCACCTTTCATCTCAACACCTTCAATATTATGTTTTAGTTTTGCAACAGGAATATCAATTCCATGAAAAAGACAGCAAGGAAGAATATGTCCGTTAGATCTAACAGTCATGCGTTGATAAGGTTGAGCACAATTAAATTTCTCAATAGAAGAAACATAACCTTCTTGTTTTGACTTGTCATATTTTTCCATAATACCAAGAACATCTTGAATACCAATTAAATCTGCTTTGTCTTTCCACATCTCTGTGAACTGATCCAATTCATGAACGTTATCTGGAGTTCTTACGAAGTTCACTCTTAAAAGAGGAAGTCGTGTTCCCATTTCATCACGTATTTCAAGAAATCTATCTATATTTTTTAGGATTTTATGGTAGTCGCCACCAATACGAATCTTATCATAAGTTTCTTTAGTTGCAGCATCTAATGATATCTGAAGTCTCATGAGTCCAGCTTCAATTAATCCTCTTGACATTTTTTCTGTCAAAAGTGATCCATTAGATGAAAAATATATATCAAGAATACCAGCGTCTCTAGCATACTTAACAAATTTAATGATGTCCTGACGAATCAAAGGTTCATTCATTTGATTTAGCCTAATTGATTTTAATCCTTTTGGAACTGCTTCATCAATTAATTCTTTCCATACTTCAAAGGGGAACCATTTATCTTTTCCAAATTTTGAAGTTGTCTCTGCACTCCAAGTACACATTGGACAAGAAAAATTACAAGAGTAATTTAATTCAAAATCTAGTTGAAGGGGAAAATCTGTTACTGTTTTTAATGTAGATGCCTCATCCCAAAGTCTACGATAATCATCATATGCTTCTGGATCTACAGCAGTTCTAACTGGATCTAAATTCTCTTGATCACCTAGTACGGTGCATATTTCATTTGAACCAGCCTTTCTAAGTGATTCCATAATCCTGTTCTTAATAATTAATTATTTATTGTTGGTAGTGAAACTTCATCACCAAAAGATGATATACTTCTTTCCAATTTTTTACACGGACTCCTTTCCATTCTTTATTATATTCATGATCCATAATGATACTTTTGAGTCCAACATTTTTCCCAGAAATAGCATGACTTACAGAATCTTCAATCCAATAATAATCTTTACCTTTATATCTGTCAAGTAAATATTTCTCTTTGCCAATAGAATAATCTAACCCACAATCAATAAAATCAAATACATCTCCAAATAAATGTAATAAATTTTTTGCCCTTAATTTTTGTGCATACTTATCTTTATCTAAACAACTAACAACTTCAAATCTCCACCCAAGAGTATATAATTTATTGACGTACTCAACAGCATCCTTATAGGCAGGAATAAATCCTACACATCCTGATTCATTAAATATCTTAACTTGTTGATTAGCAGTTTTTTTATCTATACCATATCGCATAGATTGGTAATAGTATTTTGTTGAATTTGGCAATCTAAGATATCCTTGTTCTGCCATCCATACATCAAAAGCATAGGCCCAATCTAAAAGAACACCATCACAATCAAGTATTATTTTCTTATCCATTTATAAATTTGTTCCCAAGTTCCAAAATCAATGTATTCTTTGACCTCAATGGCCTTTGATTTATATATGGGTGTATTCTGTATTTCATTAGCCAAAAATCTGTGATTCAAAGTGGATTTTTCCATAAATTCAATACAACTATCAAAAACTCTTTTCCTAAATGCAAAAGAACACCAAAATCCATTAAACTCATCACGAACTTCTTCTGGATGATCTTCATAATCATGAATTAAATTATGCTCATCAACAATTAATGCACCCTTAGTATGCAGCATTTCTGGATTATTTTCTTTTTTATAAAAAAAAGTGAATCCAGTTTCATTCAAACTCTTATCTACAAGATCAATAATATCATCAGAATCTTTTAACTTTAAATAAGTATCTGGTAAAAGAACAATGTTCTTTTCACCAAATAAATGTTTGGCACTTTTGATTGATCCAGTGTATTCAGATTCTTTAGGATTAAAAAATGTAAATGTTATATTAAATCTTGTTTTATATCTACTTAAATATTTTATGATATCGGTCTTATCTTCAGTAAGTGTAACTACAAACTGAACATCTCTCCTACCATAGTTTGAAAATAAATCAAAGCTGTAATCAATAAGAGATTTATTTTTTTCTATAGAGTGAACTTCTTTTGGATAAGGAAGGGATAGCCTAGTTCCCTCACCAGCACATGGTAAAATAACAGTTATCATGTTAACCTGATGCTAATAAATCAAACTCTTTAGGTTCTAAAAAAGCAGAGTCTACAGTTTCTTCACATATCTGCTGACTAATCCAATTGTATGTTTTTCTTATTCCTTCCTCCAAAGTTTGTTCATAATCCCATCCCAACTTTTCTCTTATCAAATCGTTGTTAGAATTACGACCCATGACACCACGAGGTGCATTTAGATTATAAACTTTTTTCACTACTTTACCTGATACTCTTGCAGCAGTATCAACTAATTCGTCAATCGTCACCATTTCTTCAGAACCAATATTAACAGGGCCTAAAAATTCAGAATCCATTAATCTACGTGTTGCTTCAATACATTCATCAATATAGAGGAATGATCTTGTTTGCTTTCCATCTCCCCATACTTCGATTGAACCACCTGATGGTGGAACATATGCTACTTTTCTACAAATTGCTGCTGGTGCTTTCTCTCTACCTCCTCTCCATGTTCCCTCTGGCCCGAAGATGTTATGGTAACGAGCAATCCTAACAGGAATACCGTGGTTACGATTATAAGCGAGATATAACCTCTCGCTAAAAAGTTTTTCCCATCCGTATTCGGAATCAGGGTTAGCAGGGTAAGCGGATTTTTCATGGCAGTCAGGGTTATTAGGGTCTAGTTGATTATGCTCTGGATACATACATGCTGAACCAGAATAAAATATCTTTGTCTTCCACTCTAACTTTGGTCTATTTGCTTCTGTCCAACCTTTCTTTACACCATCAAATGTTTCGTTTAACTTTTTCTGCTCCTCAAGAACATTTAAATTGATTGATACGGAGTTGTGCATGATGTCTGCATCATTTTCACCAGTAAATACAAAACCTGCACCACCCATATCAGCAGCAAACTGATATATCTCATCAAATGGTTCTACTAATCTGTAAGGAACTTCGTTAAAAAAGTTTCCTTGATACCCCTTAAACTGAATTACACGACTCACAAAATCAACATTTCTCAAATCACCTTGAATAAATTCATTTGCCTCAGTTTCAGAGAACTCTGGATACTTAAGATCCACACCTCTTACCCAATATCCCTCACTTCGCAATCTCTTAACCATATGACTGCCGATGAATCCACCTGCACCCAAAACTAATGCTGTTCTTTTGTATTCTGACATGTTTTGTTTTGAAGTTTTCCGATAGTATATATTATACTAAGAATATTGCTTTGTGTCAATCCTACCATAATCATCCTCTAATCTTACTATATCATCTTCCTCACATATACCTGTTTGTGTTTCAATAAACACTAATCCATCAGGGCCTGCTGTAGCACGATGTGTTTCTTTTGGCAATATTACCCAGTGCGATCTCATGATTGCAAGAAACTCTCTACCTTTTATTTCTACTGTACCACTACCATCCACAATTACCCAGTGTTCCTCACGATGTTTGTGATACTGCAAAGAGAACCGTTGATATGCGTCAACAACGATTCTCTTTACCTTATAATTAGGTTCGTCAAGGAGAACTTCATAACTTCCCCAAGGTTTATTTTCAATTTGATTCATTTGCGTGATTGACATAACAAGGAACATCTGCTGGATCTAACCATTTAGTATATTCAAAGTCCTC